ATGCTTTTGCAATTAGAAACTCCATATCTTTCTTTGAAATATTTGCACCACCACCATCTGCACCTTTCTTCTTACCTGCTGCTGCAACACCAAAAGTAGCCAAGGTTCCTGTGAAAACTGAGGCTATAAATGTCGGATCCAGTTTTTGCTCTGGTATATTAAATGCAGCTGGTAACTTAACGTATGCTAAAGTTAAGATTCCTGCTGACCAAACAAGAACGGCCAACCTAACAATTGTAGATAAGAATGCTAGTTGCTCCTCTTTATCATCAACACTCTCTTTAATCTTGCCGATGATACCCTTCTTTTTTGGTTCTTCTTTTTTAACTGCTTCTGCCATAAAAAATTAAGACGACTATTTATATATAGGCATCTTAATCTTAAGTTAACTGTTTTGATTTATAACGTATACGATGCCGATTCAGAAAAGATTCTTCTATATTATCAGCATTTGTGTTGCCTTCCTCACACCATAACGTAGAAAATTCAAATACTGCCCTTGGATGATTTTCTAAGTAAGGACTTAAAGAACGATAACATTGTTCTCTTAGTTTCATTGTTTCTTCAGTGTACATCAAACTATCCATAATTAAATTTATATCTATATTATACCAAAAGTTCCTGCTGTCAACCCTATTGTTAAGAAAACAAAAAATTCCACGAGGTCTCTTGAGCCTGATGGAACTGTTATTAAAAGTTGATTTAGAATTTGAAAAATCATGTACTATTTTCTTGCGTGTCGTTGCGAATAATAATTCTGTCACCTTCAATGGTGAACACTAGTTTGTCGTCTGCATCCCAACAAAGTTCTTCATACAAAGAATTTAATCTTGACATATCTTGCCAAAGAATATCTGGATCGGGCATAATAATTTACTAATTTTCAATATTTATGAGTAAAGAAAAGGTAAACCATTAACTGCAGTAAATGCTACTGCACATGCAAAAGTAATTTGATAGATCATTATGCTCCTTGGTATACTGGTGTCATTACTCCACCGCCTTCATCATCATCATCATCGTCGCCATTTGCAGCACGAAGAAACAATTCAAGCCCTACTAAAACAGACACAGGATAAAAACACCATGCTACTGCTTTCCATATTGGAAATGAATCTGCTGTGAATTGTAATTCTGTCATGTACTCCTAATGTTACGGTTTGCTAATAATTATTTAGTTTTGTTAAGTTCTTGAATAGGTAATTATACCATTACACCTGTAGGGATAGCAGATAAAACTGCCACCATAAAGATGTAAGGTACGAACTTAAAGGGAACTGGTTGCCTCTTTACTGAGTTCATTATACGATACCTGGAATAAGTTGACCTGTTGCTAAGTAGATGCCACCGAATAGAACGAATGCGAACATTGCTGGTCTACCGATTGCTCTCTCGAAGATATCTTTGTTAGAATTCATTATACGAAACCTGGAATGATTTGTCCTGTTGTTAGGTAAGCACCTAATCCTGCGATGATTCCAAGCATTGCAAATCTGCCATTAAGCTTCTCTGCAAAAAACTTTTCCTTTTCAATTGTTCTTGTTTCTGTTTTGTTTGTCATTAGAAAATACCTGGAATGATGTTTCCTGTTGTTGCGTATGCACCGACTGCTGCTACGAAACCAAGCATTGCTGCCCAACCGTTAAATCTTTCTGCTTCTGGAGTCATGATAGTGTCCTCTTTGTAATTAATTGTGAATTGTGATTGAATTTTCATCTTCTTTAGAAGATGCCTGGTGCTATCCATCCGAATAGACCATAGTTGACTGTGCCGATCACTAGACCGAGCATTGCGAGACGGCCATTAACCTTCTCTGCATACTTCCAATAGGAATGATTCTTATCCATTAAAAGATACCTGGAATGATTTGTCCTGTAGTAGCATACGCACCGATAAGTGCAACGAAACCAATCATAGCCCAACGACCATTTACTTTCTCTGCGTTCTGAGGATATGATTCATAAGAAGCATTCTCATCGATGTATGGAGTTGGTTCTACGGAGTAGATGTTCTGCCTTCCACCGCTTTCTGTAACTGTTGTCATTGGAATATTAAGTTATGTAACTATATTATATATAAAATGTTAAATTTTGTCAAGTTTCTTAACATTCGGACTTGCTGACACAAAAAAGGAGGGTTAATACCCTCCATAAGTAACACTTATGTAACGATTACATTTTTATCTGTCTACATGCAAATGCACCTGAAGCATATGCTCTACAATTAAATGCTTTATCTTTATTCATTCTTGCTAACAAAAAAATGATAGCAGTCAGCTGAACCATAATGGCAACTGGAACTGCTATCTTTAATATTGATTTTACTTTACGATCCATTATGAATTGTTACGATATCATAACTATATATCACCAATCATCTTCCATTTCTATTTGCTGTACAGGACAAGATGGTGCTGTTCTGTGATAATTAACGTGTAACAACTCTATGAACACAAGAGCACAAACCAATATCATATTGATCTGAAACAACGGATGCTTGAGTAAATTCATTATATCTTGCGTTGAGTAAAGTCAATCCCTTCCATATGGTCATATTCATGTTGGAATACTCTAGATGTAAATCCAGTTAATTTTTCCTTATGTAGTTTACCATTTGCGTCCTCATATTTTACAACAATTCGGTCTGGTCTTTTCGCATTAAGAAAGACACCAGGATACGATAGGCAACCTTCTTCAAGAACTACCTCCTTACTATAACTTTTAATAATTCGTGGATTGAAACAAGTAATAGTTTCTTGAGTTTCAAGGTCAATCATCATACAAAATGCTCTCTCCCAAATACCGATCTGATTGGCTGAGAGACCAACACCATCATAGTGTAGCATATTTTCGATTAATATCTTTGATAACTCATGACGATTCAAATTATAGCTACACGACTTTACCTTGTTGAGTAGCATATAATCATCTGATTCAATCAGTTTCTTGATCATTGTCTTCTTTCCTTGGATTATTTAGAAACCAAGAAGGAGACTCCATAATAACATCTATACATACCCACTTCGCATAGTGTATTCCCCTGTAACACAGAAAGGCAAAGACCTCATCTATATCGTGTTTATCTTCGTCCCATTCTGGTGCTTGTCCTCTACCTAATAAGTGTAACATTTGTCTTAACCTCCTGTAACATATTTATTGTTATGGAATCTTGACATAAAAAAAAGAGACCCCTTAAAAGAGGTCTCTGTATCAGTATGATACTGAAGTTAGAAAACGAACTTAACTCCTGCTTTTGCAGACCAGTCAATATCGTCAGCAGGTGTAGTTACACCAGAGATTTCTCCGTAGAACTTATCATAAGATCCACCAAGGTATCCAACGAATTCTACATCACCGAACTCATCAGCAGTTTCTGTGTGAGTTACTGTAGGACCACCAGATACATAGTATCCGATTCCTGATTCTGTTGCTCCTTCGTATCCAACTACTGCTTCTAGTCCACCAGATGTGTATGCTCCATCAGGATATGAACCAGTTGCTTCCAAATTAACGTATGGACCAGCAAAGGCTGCACCTGCGAATAGGAATGGAGATGCTGCTACTGCAGCTATTGTTGATTTAATCATTTTTTGT